TTACCTAAAGTAAGTCTAAAGCTAAAGTCATTTGATAAAGCCAAAACAAAGCAAATGAAAGAGAGTATAAAAACTTTATCACAGTACGAGGCCGAAGCTAAGAAAGTCTTTCAGAAATACATTAGACTGAGAGACGAACATTTAAACTGTATTTCGTGCGGGACTACAAAAGCTAAATCTTGGCACGGTTCACATTTTTATTCGGCTAATTTATACAGCGGTTTAATATTTGACGAAAGAAATGTACATAAATCTTGTGACTACTGTAACGTTTTTTTACACGGTAATTTATTAGAGTATAGAAAAGGATTGATAGAGAGATACGGTTTGAAATACGTTGAAGAATTAGAAGCTGAAAGTATAAACAAAAGAGTTTACAAATACACAAAAGACGAACTAATAGAAATAAAGAACGTTTACAATGAAAAAATCAAAGCCATCAACCGAAAGCATTGAATCAAAAATAAAACGCTTAAGCGAACTATATGTAAACAATGGCGATAAGGAACAGATTGAAAAGTTGAAAGCGGAAATAGATTATTTCTTTTATGGTTATTTAGAACAATTATAAATAACACAAAACATTTTGCAGTATAAAACATTATTGTTATCTTTGGGTATAATTTTAAAACTAAGATATTATGAAAACATCAAGCATAAAAATAGAAAGAAAAGAAGATATTACAATTATGACTTATAATGTTATTTCATCAAAAACAAAAAACATAATTGGTTCGCCAACAGTTTATATCAAAAAATATGATAATGATGATTTTTTTGTATTAACAGATGACTTTTCTAAAAATGTAGAAAAAAATTTTAATAATGAAGATGATGCTGATTTATTTGCAATGAAAATATTAATGAATGATAAAAAAAAATATAATTAAAACTAAAAATAATGAAAACTTACACAGAACAAGACTTAAAAGAATGTTACCAATTTGCTCAAAATGATATGCGTAAATGCTTTAGTAGTAGTTATGTTGGAATGACATTTGAGCAGTATTTATACCATAAAAAAATAAAAGACATTTACCAAGTTTATGTAAGTGTTTACAATCAAGAAGAATCTGACTATTTGAAAAAGATTTGCGAAGATTATAGCTTGCCGATTTGGAATGAATATTTATCATTTAGATTTTTACAAGGGGAATTAAACTATTTCACGTTTTCAACAAACAACAAAGAAGTAGGTGATTTTGGCATTTATCCAAACATATCCGGTAAAGTAGAAATTACCAAAGAGGAATTTTTAGAATTAATAAAAGAAACTTTTAAAGCTAAATAAGATGAAAAAATTAGAAGATTACAAAGGACAAAAGATTGCTATTCATTTCCCTACTTATGAATTGTGGTTAAGACGTAAAGAGATTAATCAGAGTGATAATTGTAAAAATTTACATTGGAATTATTACAAAGAAAAAACTTGTTATTTTACAGATGATTTTGAAAGCGGTGAAGTTGAGTGTTTAGATTATGCAAAAGAAAAAGGCTACACAATCCTCCAAGTCACAGACTTTTTAGAATATGAGTTCATTTACGGGCAAGAGTATGAGTTTAGTGATGATGAAGATTTTAGAATAAAAACTATTGCTATTTATGGATGTATAAATCCAATTAAAGAAAGAAAATCTGAAAAACACATTTGCTTTATAAAAGATGGGATTGTAACTTTTTTCAAATACGCACGCAAAATCAACACCGAGCGCACCGAAGCTATAACCACTATAAAGGAATTAGTATCAAAACATAGTATTAACCAAAATGAAGTATTTTAAGATGATATACAAAACACTATTCATTAAGTCAGGATTAAGACCTACAGAGATAAACAACCGCTTAGGCTTAGCCAATATGCAAAGATTACGATTTGAGCGGTCGAGTAAGATTGAACTGCAAACGCTTAAAAAGTTTGCTGATTTGCTAAACATATCGCAAAAAGAAGTAGCCGATATTGTGTTTGAGGAATTGAGTAATTTGTATAAAAGTAAGTAAGATGACTTTAAAAGAAAAACTAATTAATGTTGCAAACGGTTTAGAATCTGAATCAATTCGATACCCAAGAATGAAAACAATTGACGTAGTAAATATGTTAATTAATATTTCTAATATGGAGTTTGATGAATCTGACCAAAGCGTACAAATAGCTAAAGACTATGCGGAGAAAGAAGCGATTGAGTTTGGTCAATGGATGCACGAAAATACAGTTTACTCAGGCAATGGATTTTATAGCGTTATTTTAGGATTTGAAAAACACAAGCATAATCAAACATTAACCGAGTGTTACCAACTATTTAAAAACAGAGAAAATGAGCGATAAACAAACATTTAAAACTGAAAGCAATGGAAAATAAAAAAGAGCCGTTAATGAGTGACTAATCAGAGTTTTTAGAGTTGGTTAAAATGTTAAATAAATGTTAAAATAACAATTTTGTTTTGTAATTCAGTTTTTAGTTGTATCTTTACATCATCAAACTAAAACAATAGAAATTATGACAACTATCCAATCACACAGCGTTCACACAAGAGTAGCAAAAACATTAAGAAATGCAGGTTATAAAGCAACTTGTGTTAGAAATGAAGAGTTTAACGATTATGAGGTTAAAATAAAAAATGTAAAAGAAGAAGAAATGAAAGAACTTCATAACATAATATTTAAAATGTTCAATAATTCCATGATTAACTTGATAGCTTGTTAGTCATGGATAGTTTTATTATTGATTATGAAAAAGAGCTTAAAAATAAAGCATTTGAATTATTAGACGATTGTTTTAATAAATGCTCCGTAGAGTTATTATATCTTACACCAAATAAAGTTAAATTTTTTGTACCGAGTTATTTTTTTAATTTAATAAGTAATGATAAAAAATTTAAATATAGAGGTTATGATGTTTCTATTGGTTATGAAAATGCTATAATTATTTTTAATGAAGAGTACGGATTTATTAGTAACAAAATATTCAGATATAAATTATGACACAAAAACAACAAATATTAAAACTAATAAAAGAAGAAAAAAAACGTTTAATAGGTAAAAGAAATATTTTTCAAAGATTTTTTTTAACTAAATACGATAAAAGATGGTTTGATGGTATAGAATATGGAATTAATAATATTGAATGTTTAATAGAAACAGAAATTAAAGATTAAATTTTAAACCTATAACCTTAAAATAAAAATAAATTTTAAAGTTATAGCCTTAAAAAATAAAATTTTGCCAATTCAAAATAAATGATTAGATTTGTAATGTGCATAGTGGCGGAATGGTAGACGCGGGATATCCAAAAGGGTCCTTATAAGTTATGGTGATGCGTAACCCTACAGTAGATGGATGATTAGTTCCTACCTACGTAACTAAACTCATACAGGTTCGAATCCTGTCTATGCACATTTATTTAAAACCCTATGAAACAACCAAGAGTATTAATTGAAACAGAAGACGGTCAAGAGTATAGAAACTTTGACTTTGTAATATCAGATGCGAATGGTGTTTATGTAGTAGATAGCGAACATATGTGCGTTTTGATAAATGGAACTGACTACTTCTTAGAGTTTAATACAGAACTTTACGAAAAGATATTGCAAAATATTAAAGTTAGAAATTTAATGAATGAGAATTAAATGCTTGAACAGTTAGCAAAAAGAGATAAGGACTGGCGTAAGATGGCTTACCAAATTTGCGGTGATAAAAATACCGCAGATGACCTCGTCCAAGATATGTACCTAAAATTTGCTAACTACGACAAAGAATTAAACGACTATTATATTTTTTTTGCTATACGTTCAATCTACTTAGATAGTATCAAAAAAAGAAAATTGGATATTGTAACAAACGAAATCGAAAATTTATCGTTATTAGATAATGAGTACTGCCTTGAACCTGATAAGTTTGAAACAGATATAATTTTAAAAATACAATCTTTGCCATATTTAGAGAGGGAAATTTCATTAGTAACTCAACAAATAAGCCAAAGAGAATTAGCAAGGCAAACCGAAATACCTTTGCCAACGATTAAAAAAACAGTTTTAGAAACTAAAAAATATTTAAAAAAATGGGTAGACCAAAAAAAATAAAAGGTTTAGGAGATGTAGTAGCGACTGTTACAGATGCACTCGGTATTGAACAATGTGAAGGATGTAAAAAAAGACAGGAAAAACTAAACAAATTAATTCCGTTCGGTACAAAAGACTTAACCGAAGAACAAAAGATTTATTTACAGGAATTTTTCGCTAACGAGCCTACAGAATTAACACCAACACAACAAAAAGAATTAATTGGCATATATTTTGATGTTTACCAACTTAAACCATTTACACCTTGCACAGGTTGTTCAGGTGTTTGGAAATCAATTATAAAGAAACTTAAAAAACTTGATTATGAAAACTAAAATATTATTAATTGCTTTGGCATTCGGGTTAATGTCATCAACTTGCACACCTGAAGAACCAACAGAACCAACTTACGACTGTGAATGTCAAACAGTCTATTATGAAAGACAGCAAACAGGATGGAACGGGTCTGCACCTGTTTATACATTAGTGCAAACAGGTAGTACTGAGTTTATTCCGATGGAGTGCGAAAACCAAACAGATGACTACGTTTTAGCCGGTAACTATTGGTATAGAATTAATTGTCGTTCTGTTGAGTAATGATAAATACACTAAATTACAATGCCAAAGGGATTTCAAAAAGGGAATAGCGGTAAGCCGAAGGGTGCGACTAATAAGATAACGCAAGAAGCGAGAGTTTTATTTTTGCAAACACTTGAGGCACAAGTACCAAATATTATGCAAGCGTTCCAAGAAGTTAGAGAAAAAAACCCTGCTCAGTATTTGGATTTATTTGCTAAGTACGCTCAATACTTTGTACCTAAGAAAACAAGTTTAGAGGGTGGCGATAAACCTTTGGACGTTGAGTTTAGTTTGAAAGAAGTGATTAAATTTAAAGAGTGATGGAAGAAAAATTTGATTACATAATAAATAGTGCGGGTGGTGTAAAGGATAATTTTATTTTTCTTTGCTCTTTTGATTTAAAGACTGAAATAAATGAATATAAAGGTATAAAAGTTAGATATTCTAATTTATTGCAAAAAGAAACTATTATTTATATGCCGTCTCCTTTTTGGAATGATTACACTTAACAATAAATACAAACCACTATTTGAAAATGAAACCCGCTACTTTATTATAACGGGTGGTAGGGGTTCAAGTAAGTCATTCGGGGTCGGCACATTTGCTGACCTTTTGTCGTTTGAAGTAGGTCATAAGATACTATTTACAAGGCAAACAATGACATCAGCGCACTTGTCAATCATTCCTGAGTTCAAAGAGAAAATCGATTTAATGCAACTAAACGATTACTTCGATATAAACAAGACCGAAATAGTTAACAAGGTTTCAAAGTCAGAAATAATTTTTAGGGGTATTAAAACAAGCTCAGGGGATAATACAGCAAACCTTAAATCGTTGCAGGGCGTTACCACTTGGATATTAGACGAAGCAGAGGAACTAACCGACGAAAGCACATTTGATAAGATTGATTTATCTATACGACAAAAAGGCAAACAGAATAGAGTTATATTAATCTTAAACCCATCAACTAAAGAGCATTGGATTTACAAACGCTTCTTTGAAGAAATGGGAATACAAGAAGGCTTTAACGGAATTAAAGACGATGTTACCTATATTCACACGACCTACTTAGATAACTACGAAAATTTAGATAACTCTTTTATTAAAGCAGTCGAAAAGATAAAAGAAACAAACCCCGATAAATATAAACATCAAATATTAGGCGGTTGGCTTAACAAAGCCGAAGGAGTTGTTTATTCAAATTGGCGAATTGATAACTTTATCGATACCGGTTTTGGTTGCTACGGTCAAGACTTTGGGTTTAGTATCGACCCGACAACATTAATAAAGATTTCAGTCGACAAAACAAATAAAATTATTTACGCAAAAGAATTGCTTTATAAACCGAGTTTAACCACTTCTGATATATTCACAGAGAACAACCGTTATTGTGGCAACAGAGGCTTAATAATAGCCGATAGCGCAGAGCCTCGTTTGATTGCTGAGTTAAAGAGTAGGGGATTGAACATTAAAGGCATCGATAAGCCTAAGATAATAGACCGTATAGCATTACTTCAAGATTATGAATTGATAGTTGACAGCGAAAGCACTAACTTAATCAAAGAATTGAATAACTACGTTTGGCACGATAAGAAGTCAGAAACCCCTATCGATGACTATAACCACTTACTTGATGCGTTAGGATACGCGCTTTGGAACTTAATCGGGAAACCAAACAAAGGCAAGTACGATATCCGCTAAACCAAAACAGATTTTTATCGTTATTAAGGTATGGAAATAAACATACCTACATCACTAAACGATATCACAATGAAACAGTTTATCGCCTTTGAAAAAAGCGGTAAGACTGATGATGATTATATTAAATGCCTTTGTGATTTCGAAAACCCTAAACTTTTACCGAGTAAAGAACACAACGAAATTGTAAGCCTTTTAAAAGAGGTTTTAAATAGCGATGTGCAATTTACTAAGATATTTAAGCACGATGGTATAGAGTTCGGATTTATCCCGAATTTAGATGCGATTAGTGCTAACGAGTTTATGCATATAGATGAGTTTATTAAAAAGCCTGACACTTGGAATAAAGCATTAGCGGTTTTATATCGTCCTGTTACTAAACGCAAGCGTAATTGGTTTAAAAAGAACGCACACGATTTGTATGATATACTTCCGTACAAAGAACAAAATCCATTTGAGGAAATGTTTTTAAATGTTAGTTGTGTTTACTATTTAGGCGCGATGGTTTTTTTTTACAACTTAGGGAACGACTTATTAAAATATATGCAGGACTATTCAACCAAGTTGGAGGTGAAAGTAGCGCAAAAGAAAAACAGTTTAACGAAAAGTGGGGTTGGTACGTTAGCGTAAGGGCATTAGCAGAATTAGGTAAGGTAGACGAGGATATAGTATTGAATTACACTATTCATAAGTTTTATAGGCTTTTGGAGTTTGAGAAAGATAAAGCCGAAGTAACAAAGGAAATGATTAAAAAAGCAACGCAGAAATGAGAGAGTTTTATAAAGTAGTTGACTATTTAAAAACAACACTAAGCAACGATATAAACGTGCATACAATTACGCACGGGTTACGTTCGATGACTGACATTGACAAAAAGAATATATTTCCTTTAGTGCATTTACAGGTTACGAGTTCGACAGTTAGTAATTCAATGGCTACATTTATTTTCGAGGTGGCTGTAGTTGATTTGCGTAACATATCAAAACAACCTGTAACGGATAAGTTTTTATGTAACGATAACGAACTCGATAACCTTAACACCTGCCACGCTGTTTTGAATAGGTTGGTAAGTATATTGCAAAATCAAAACAACAATGATGGCATTCAGTTAGTTAACGTTCCAACGTTACAGCCTATAATATTTGAAGAAAGTAATTTGCTCGACGGTTGGCGTTGTGATTTAGAATTAATAATACCTAATAACGAGATAGTTGTCTGTTAAACAAGAAAATACAGAGAAAGCCTTAAAAGAGTTTTTAAAATATACGGTTAGCCAAGCAAAAGCAAATCTAACCCGTAAAAAAAAGAATTCAACAAAAGCGCTGTATGATAGCATCGAATACGATTACACGGTTAGTCCGAATAGTTTTAGCGCAAGCATTACAGCTTTAGACTATGGGGAATATCAGGATAAAGGGGTAAGCGGTAAAAAGAAAAAATACAATACTCCTTATTCGTATAAGGATAAAATGCCTCCTGCAAAAGCATTTGATAAGTGGATAGTTCGTAAGGGTATTGCACCAAGAAACGATAAAGGACAGTTTCAAACACGAAAAGGGATAGCCTTTTCGATTGCGAGAGGTGTATTTATAAACGGTATAAAGCCGAGTAGGTTTTTATCAGACCCATTTGAAAAAGGATTTAAACGGTTGCCAGATGAGATAATTGAGGCTTACGGTTTAGATGTTGAAACATTTTTAAATTTTGTAATTAATGGCAAAAAGAATTAAGATTGAGTTTTTAGATAACCCTACTCCGACAGTAGATGTAATCTTTGGTATAAACTATACACCGTATTCTCAAACTATCGACGCGACTATTGGTGTTGATGTAGTTATTGGCGCAACCAAAGAAGATACAGCAAGCAATTTATTTGACTATTACGATGCGCTTACCTTGCCAAGTTGGCTTAGTGCATTTACTACTATAACATTAGCAACAAATATTATTTATTTTGACTTCGAGCCTGCTGATGATAGTTTGCTGACTTTCTTTAGGGTTGGTTCTACTCAGTCAAGCGTTACAGTAGAAGAGGTGGATATCCCCGCAGGTGGCACTTATGAAATTGGTTTAGTGCGCTCGACTTTGTCCGCTCGAATTATTCCGAATGTTAATTTTGATACAGCGACTTTGGATTTGTATAATTGGAGTGGTGATATTGTGAATATACCTACATCACCAAGTTATTCTCTTTCAAAGCCTGTGGTTCAGTTAGGGCAAACGGTTGTAAACTTCGACATTAACGAACTTAGTAAAACGGGTATATTCCCAACTGTAGCAAACTACACTTTGAGCGGGTTGCAGTCAATACCATTTGAGCAAAGTTGTTGGAGTTATTACGTTGCAAATTGCTACGATGGTGAAGATTTGGTTTATACGAAAGATGGCACTTACTTATGCCTTTATGGTTATGGATATTTTCAAGACTTATTTAACCCACAACCCGAAAGCAATGTTTTAATAGTAGGCAATAGCCACACGCATTTAAGAGGTTTTGATGATAGGGTGCATTTTTTAACTAAAAACCTAACAACGTTAACTGTAAACGGTACGCCTGTAACGGTAACAGCAAACACCGATTTAAACTATCAAAACGTTTTTTCAATTAACTTAAACGACTACGATACAAGTGCAAATACTTTAACGTTAGTTTTTACTTATCCGACTGAAACACGCACTTTGGTTTTTACTGTAAAAGAAGAATGTAAATACGACGTTGTAAATTGTGTATTTATTAACAAATATGGTTTACCTCAATCTTTGTTTTTTACTAAAGCGCAAAAGCGTAGCGATGAAATAGAAAGTTCAGAGTATAGGGGTTTAATATCTGAGTTCGGAGTGTATAATACTACAGCACATCTTTACAGTACATTTAATTCAAACGGGCGCACGAAAGTAAGTTGTAACACCGATTACTTAAACGAAAGCGAAAACGAAACATTTAGACAGCTAATGTTATCGGAACAAGTTTGGCTAATTGAAAGCGGAATTATAAACCCTGTCAGCTTAGATAAGAAAACGATAGAATATAAAACAAGTTTAGTCGATAAGTTGATACAGTATTCAGTAGATTTTAAATATGCATTTGATATTATAAACCAATGTTAAAAGTAAATATATACGTTGACGGTAAGCAACTCGAATTGTTTAAAGATGAGCAAATCGAGATTAACTCAACGGTTCAAAATATAGCGGACATTAGTAAAACGTTTAGCGATTTTAGTCAATCGTTTACAGTTCCTGCATCAAATATCAATAACGGTATATTTCAACACTACTACAATACAGATGTTGACGGTACGTTTAACCCGAATATTAGGGTTTTAGGCTATATTGAGTTAGGTTCGTTGCCTTATAAGTACGGTTTAATACAGTTAGAGGATGTAAAGTTAAAAAACCAAAAGCCTTACGCTTATACAATACGATTTTTCAGTTCAACTTTAAGCCTTTCTGACTTATTTAAAGAGGATTTACTCGAAGTTTTGGACTTCTCAGCATACAATCACGACTTTGATGCATCGATTTTTGAGGCTACTTATAACGAAAGCATAGCAAATGGCGATGTTTACTATCCGTTAATCACTTCTTTGCGTAATTATGTGATAGGAAACGGAACAAATTTAGACATTACCCATACTTCAGGGGCAATAAAGTACTTTGAATTAAAGCCCGCATTACGTTTAAACGCTATTTTTAACGAAATAGAAAACTATTACGGGGTTACTTTTAAAAAGGATTTCCTTAATCGTGCTGTATTTGATAATCTTTTTATGTGGTTGCACCGTGATGCAGGTCAAATAGAAGCATTTGGCAATGAGGTTTTAGCGAATATTACAAGCGCAGGCACTTTAGGTGATATTTCAGTAAGTGTAAACACTACCAATGATAGTATAAGTTACACGAATACAAACGCAAATAAATACAAAGTACTTTTTAAAGTTACGCCTGCTACGGGTTTTGATGATGTAACCTACAATGTTAGAATATTTAACGATGGTATTGAGCAGGTAAACGCAACAGGAGTAGGGGAGCAAACGTTTACATTTGAGCCGTTAGATAACGGAACTTATACAAATACTTTTACTGTTCAAGCCGTAGGAGATTTTGAATTTACAACCCGTATATTAGTTAGGCTAAAAGTAGCAGGGTTTGCAAGTGTAGATAAAGCAACTACAACACCAACGCAAACGCTAAACGGTTTTGTAACCGTATCAAATGTAATGCCTAAAATTAAGGTTAAGGAATTTGTAACTTCGGTTATTAAAATGTTCAACCTTGTTTTAGTTCCTGTTAACTCAAACACTTTTATTTTATTACCGTTAGACGATTGGTACGCACAAGGTAAATTAGTAGATATAAGCGACTTTGTAGAGACTGACGATATAACTATTAAACGCCCTAAGTTGTTTAAGCAAATCAATTTTAAACATCAAAACACGGGGCAAATATTAGGAGAACAATTTAGAGAAAACAACGGTGGTATTGGTTATGGTGATTTGCGTACAACTTACGATATCGATGGAACGGATTTAAAAGTTGAAACAAACTTTGAAAATTTAGTTTTTGAAAGGTTGCAGAATGTTTCGACGGGTGACTTAACAAATATACAAGTTGGGAAGTCATTTGATAAAACGCTTGAGCCTTATATCGGTAAGCCTTATATTTTTTACCGTGCAGGCTATCAGTTTTACGATACTCCGATTAAAGCGCACGACTTTGGAGATTTATATTATACGTGGCTAACATCCACTGAAAACGATGCTTATTTTTCGCAAGTATCAAACACGATAAACTATTCAGCCGATGTAAGTACATTCCTTTACCGTGAAATTACGAGAAACCTATTTAGTAATTATTGGCAGGACTATATTAGTGATTTGTATTCTCTTAAACGTAGGATTTCAAACTATACAGCCTACTTACCTATTGGGGTACTAATCAATCTTAGGTTAAACGATAGGATAGTTATAGGTGATAAAGCGTATATCATTAACTCGATGAAAATAAACCTCACAAGTGGCAAGGTAGATTTTGAGTTATTGAATTATATCGGTACGCCTTTTACTTCTGTAAACGACAATATTTTACTTACTGCTGACACGGTAGACTACACAGCCGATACAACAATATTAACAGCCGATGCGGTTAGTTTGTATGTGCCTGCTTATTCGAGTGTTGCAAACGGTGTTGAATTTACGACTTTACAAGTTACACCAAGCGCACAGAATTACGATTGTAAAATTACAGCTAACCAAAATTACAATGTAGTTAAAACCGATACGGGTGATGGCACAAGTTGGGTTACTTTAGAAAACGCAACGGGAACGCAAACAAATTACTTAAAAATAAAAGTAGATAAATATACAGCAGGCATAACAGATGACACCCTTAGTCGTTCTATGGATTTAGTCGTTAATATAGGGGTGGATAGTTTTACAATAACAATAACACAGGGGCAACTATGATAGTACAGATAATTGAACTTTTGCAGTCGATGGATTTTAAACCAACGACAGATAATATAAGATTTGCAAAAGGAGGGTACAGATACCCGCGCACGTTTAAAGAATTATTTAAAAAAATTAAGTTATGGCTATAAAGAAAATAATTGAAATCGATGTTGACCAAGTGCAGGCGATGGGTGGTTTGGATGCCTTGCAAACATCCCTACAGGAAACAGAAAAAAGTAGTGCGTCTTTAAAAGCCGAGCTTAGACAATTAAAAGAACAACTTGCACAGTTACCCGAAGGCTCAGAGGAATACAACAAAATTGCACAAAGAGCGGGAGAGGTTAGCGATAAAATAGGCGATATTAACCAACGAATTAAGGCGTTAGGTTCAGATACTCGTGTAATAGATACAGTTGTTGAGGGAGCGCAGGCTTTGAGTGGTGCGTTTTCCATAGCTACTTCCGCAAGTGCTTTGTTGGGTGAAGAAAACGAAGACTTACAAAAAACAATGGCTAAAGTTGAGGCGGCTATCGGTTTGACTGTAGGTATTCAATCAGTTGCAAATGCCTTGCAAAAAGATACCGCTTTAAGTATTGGTTTGAATAACGCCGCTACTACAATACAAATCGGATTACAAAAAGTTTACGCTTTAGCAGTTGGGACTACTACAGGCGCATTAAAGGCGTTGAGGGTTGCTTTGCTTACAACTGGAGTAGGTGCTTTAGTCGTAGCATTAGGTTTTTTAGTTAGCAAAATGACTGAAAGCACCGAAGCTACAGAAGACCAAGAAAAAGCACTTGAGAATTTAACAGAAGCACAAAAAAGATACACGGATAGTCTTAATAATGATATTAAGGCAATTGAAAACTCAACTAAGGTAAGAAAGTTACGAGCGCAAATAGCAGGCAAAAGCGAAAAGGATTTAAGGGATATTGAAAAACAAGGTGAGCAGGAAAGAGCCGATGCTTACAATGCTGAAATTAAGCGAATCGATGCGGAACTTCAAAACAGAAAATTATCTGCTGAACAATTTGCTTTTTTAACTAAAGAACGCACGAGAATTTCAGAAGAGGCTTTACAACTTGCTCAGGAAAGAGATATTAATCAATTACAATTTGAGGCTGATATAGCAGAGAAAAAAAGAGAAGCAAATAAAAAAGCAAATGATGAAAATTCAGCAGAACAAAAAAGGCTATTAAAAGAAAGGCAAGAGTTTGAAAAGAAACTTTTGCAAGATTTAAATCAATTTCAAATAGACCAAAATAATGCTCTTTTTGAACAAAGAGAAATTAATAATAAAAATGAAATTGAAAATTTAAAACGCCAACAGGACGAAATAGATGCTATAACATCACCCGAAAACCAAGATATAAACAACGCAAACAGACGTATAGCAGAAATAGATTCATTTGCTGGCACTTTGTCCGAGAAAAAAGCACTATTAGAAGAGTATAATTCATTTGTTACAAATAGCGAATTTTTAACAGACCAAGAGCGTGCTTTTTATGAGCAACAAGGATTGGAGCGTAAAAAAATAATTCAGCAACAAGAATTAGCTTTAGCGGGGGAAACATTCGGAAAGATTGCTTTTTTATTAGGTAAAAATAGCAAGATAGGTAAAGCCTTTGCGGTTAGTCAGGCTTTAATCAACACCTATCAAGGTATTACAGCAGAGTTAGCTACTAAAGCAACAACGCCTTACGAAATAGGGTTGAAAGTCGTAAACGTTGCTTATATCGCTAAGACAGGTTTTGATGCTGTAAAAAGAATTTTATCTACCAATACAAGCGGTGGCGGTGGCGGTCAGAGTGTTGGCGGTGGCGGTGCTACAGGTGGCGCAAGTTCAGCACCTCAATTTAATATAGTAGGTCAAAGCAGTACAAACCAATTAACAGCCACTATTGCAGGGCAACAAAATAGACCTATTCAGACTTTTGTTGTAGGTAGTCAAGTAACAAGCCAACAAGCCTTAGACAGAAATGCGCAACAAAATTCTGTATTTGGTTAAATAAAAAAAGCCGTAAGAACTAATAAACTTACGGCTATGACTATTTTATATTATTAATAACAAAAAAACCCAGTTAGTCAGACTGATTTTGATAAGAACGTATTTAGTTTTTTGTTGTTAAACACAGTTCAAAGATATAATAAAAATCTAAATAAAAAAACATTATTAATAATTTATATTCATTCTAAATAAAAATATACCACAAACAAATAAAATCGTTATTAAGTTATGAGAGTTTACGAATTGTTTTTAAATGATGAGTTAAAAGATGGTGTTAATGCCATTTCAGTAGTTGGCGAGCCTGCAATGGAAAGCCAATTTGTCGCACTTAAAAAAGAAGTGAAAAAACAAGTCTTTGCGAAAATAGACGATAAAAAGAAAATCTTAATGGGTGTTATAATGAAACCCAACAAAAAGATTTATCGCTACGATGAGGAAACAAAAGAAGAATACGAAGTATTTTTTTCAGAGCAAACCGTAAGAAGAGCAAGTGAGTTGTATTTTAAAAACAACAAGCAAAGAAACTTTAACGTTGAACATAATTCAGACGATGTACTCGAAGCGTATTTAGTAGAGAGTTGGATAGTAGAAGACCCTGAAAAAGATAAGTCAGCAGTTTACAACTTAGGCGCAGAAAAAGGCGATTGGGTTGGAACTATGAAATTCGAAAGTGAAGAAGAATATCAAAAGGCATTAGAAAACGGAACAGGTTTTAGCCTTGAGGGTGTTTTTAGTGAGAAAGTAATTTTAAACAAAGTTAGTAATATGGATTTAAAACAGATGAAAGACGAAATAGTAAACGACTTAAAAGCGTTGTTTTCTAAGTCGGTCAAAATGGGTACTGCCAAACTTATGGATGGCGGTGCTACATTAGAGTTTGAGGGAGAAACACCTCAAGCGGGTGCATCTATTAATTTGGTTACTCCTGATGGCGCAGTTCCTGCCCCTGTAGGTGAACACGAGTTAGAGGATGGCACTACGATTGTAATTACCGAAGCGGGTATTATCGCAGAGGTTAAGCCAAAAGAACAGCCTGCACCTGTAGAGGTAAATGTGGAGTCAGCAGAAGAAGTTAAGCCTACAGCAATGGACACTACAGGCGAATTAAAAGATATGATTTCAAGTATCTTAGTGAAATTCGGAGAGGATTTAAAAGCTGATTTAACAAATCACATCGAAGCTAAATTTTCAGAGGCTTCTAAAAAAGTAGATGACTTGAAAGTAGAATTAAGTTCACAGCCTGCCGTATCGAGAACATCGGTAGCACCTATCGAAACAGAAGTAAAAGAACCAAAAAGCCTTAAAGGTAGATTGGCATTAAGTTTAACAAATTTAAAAAACAAATAAAAAATGGCTACAAGTGTAACAGTAAATAGTAACTATAACGGAGAGGTTGCTGGCGAAATCGTAGGTAAGGCATTCAAAGAAGCCGATACTATCGCTAAAGGTTTGGTAACAGTTTTACCAAATATCCCCGTAAAAACATCAATCCGTAAAATTGACTACGGTAATGGCCGTCAAGATTTCTCTTGCGGGTTTACTCCTGCTGGTTCAGTGACCTTAGCAGAGGTAGTTTTAGAACCTAAGAAAATCAAAAACGAAGCAGAAATCTGTAAAGAGGATTTTCGAAATGTATGGGACACTGCTACTATGGGATTCTCAGCACATAACGACAATATGCCTGCCGATGAAGAACAAGCGTTATTGGTTGAAATCTTAGCTGATACAGCACAGGCTACCGATGCTAACATTTGGACAGGTGATGCAACAAATGACGGGGAATTTGATGGATTTATTCCTTTATTCTTAGCTGATGCAACCGTTATCGATGTTGCTTCTCCTGCAACTATTACAAAAGCTAACGTAATTTCTAAAATCGAAGCTACTTTAAACGCTGTGCCTATCGCATTGAGGAGAAAAACAGATTTAGTTTTCGCAGTTTCTCCTGATGTTGCTTTAGCTTATACTCAAGCGTTAGTTTCTGCGGGTATTTCTAACGGTTTAGGCGGTGCTGATATGGTGCTACAATACGGTACTTACAAATTAGAAGTAGTAAACGGTTTGCCTGAATCTACAATGGTTATCTACCAAAAGAAAAACTTATACTTCGGTACAGGTTTATTATCAGACCATAACGAAGTTCGTATCAAAGATATGGATGAAACCGACTTGAGCGGTACAGTTCGTTACAAAATGGTATATACTGCTGGTGTTCAGTATGTAAGAGGTAACGAAATCGTATTATACACCACTTATACAGTAGCGTAATTACTAATATAACCGCTCATTAATTTGGGCGGTTTTTAAAAAAAAATATATATGGCTTGTGATTTTATAACAAGTGGTCGATTATTAGAGTGTAAAAACTTTACGGCTGGTTTGAAAAATGCGTATTTTGCTCCTTGGGCTAACTACGGATTTGTTACAACCGCTTCTGAGTTAACCTCAATAGGAACGCTTGCAGAAGTATTTAAATTTGAATTAAAAAACACAGGAAACGTGCCAACTGAAACTGAAACAGCTTCACGTGATAACGGTACGATTTTCTATGATGCACAAATTGAACTTGTTTTAACAGGTTTAAGCGCACCATTGGTAAACCAAGCAAAACTGTTAAGCCGTGATAGAATGGTGTTGTTCTTAGAAGATAACAACGGTTTAGTACATTGTTTTGGTATTACAAATGGTGTTGATAAAACAACAGGCGTTAGAGAAATAGCTGGTGATTTAGGTGGGTTCTATGGTTTAAAAATGACTTTACAGTCATTAGAGCCTGATACCGCCCCTATCTTATCAAGTTCAGCTAAGACTTCTCTTTTAGCTATTGTTTCCGATGTTTATGTAAACGACTAATCTTTAAAAGAAAGGAGCATTAAACCCATCTATTAAGGTGGGTTTTTTGTTTTAACCCAAAACGCTTTTTTATCGTTATTATAGTATGACAATATTACGCCCATCTTTAGAAACGCAAAGCATAACAATAATACCTCGTTATGATGTTGAGGATGTTACTTTGAATTTGACAAACGAACTAACACAGGATGTAAATACTTTTACAACTTCTACAAGTTACGCCAATGGTTATATGACTATTCAATTTGACTTAACAGTCTACGAAATGGATAGTTTTAATTTAGAGGTAAAAGATGGCGATACTGTTTTGTTTAGAGGCAAGGCATTTGCAACGGATGAAACAGATTTGGAAAACTACAAAATGAGTAAAAACGAATTACAATGAGCGATTCTCGAATAATAAATTTATCCTGTCACGCAAGTCCTAAATTTGAGCCTTTCAGCACAAAGGGTAACGAATGGGTTTTAAACGGTAAGGATAACTGTAATTATCAGTATGTAATTGACCGATATAAATACAGCCCTACAAATGCAACGGTTATTGATAGCTATGCAAATTATATGAACGGTAAAGGAATTACCGCAAAATATAATATGGAACAAGCGGGATTGTATGCCGAAGTTTTAAAACTTATTTCTAAAAAGGAACTAAAAAAAGTTGTTAAAGATTTTGCTTTATTCCACGAGGCGAGTGTAGAGGTTATACAGGGTAAAGTAGGGAACAAAATAGTAGAAATAAACCACTTACCAAAAAATAAAGTCGTTCCTAATAAGGTAAACGACAAAGGAGAAATAGACAGCTATTGGTATTGTTATGATTGGAGTGACACACGAAAATATAAACCTGAGCAAATCCCTGTATTTAAAAAAGACACAAAAGAAAAACGCACAGTATTTATTTTTAAAGAATATAACGTTGACGAGTTTTATTTTGCACGACCGTCTTACTTTAGCGGGTTAAACTATGCTGAATTAGAAGAAGAAATTTCTATCTATTGCGTTAATCATATTAAAAATGGTTTAAGCGCAGGGCATATTATAAACTTCAACGATGGTGAGCCTGACAAAGAAGTTAAAGATGATATAGAAAGAAATGTTAAAAATAAATTAGCGGGTTCTAATAATGCAGGTAAGTTTATTTTGTCTTTTAACGCAAATAAAGAAAACGCTACAACCGTTGAAAGCATAGAGGTAAGCGATGCGCATCAACAATATCAGTTTTTAAGCGAAGAAGCACGCAGACAGATTTTAGTAGCACACAAAGTTATATCGCCTAAAATGTTCGGTATTGATACAGCAAGCGGATTTAGTTCAAATGCTGAGGAGATTATTACTGCTTTTGATGAAACGATGTTAAACGTTATTCAACCTATGCAGGAAGTAATTTTAGACGGTTATATGGAATTATTATCGCACAATGGGAACACTTTAGAATTAGAGTTTATTCCGCTTAGACAAAAGCCTACACAAGCCACAACACAACTACACAAAAACCATAAATTTAATGAAACTTTAATAGGTAAAGAATTAATTGAGTTAGGCGAAGAAGAGGATTTATCTAATTATGAACTTGTAAGTTGTGAGCCTGTAAATTATGAAGAAGAAGAAAAAATAACGCATAAATTCTCTACAAGTACAGGAACTGCAAACCCAAACCGTAAAAGTATTTACGATACTGATTTTTATCTTTTTAGATATAGATATGCAGGAAATCAAAACCCTGAAAGAGAGTTTTGCAAAAATATGATGAAAGCCAATAAGATTTATAGGCGAGAAGATATAGAGGCTATGTCTGAAATAGTAGTAAATCCCGGCTTCGGTATGCATCCAAACCCTGAAAATCCTTATTCAATTTGGAAATTTAAAGGCGGTGGGTTGTTAAGTGCAGAATATCCGGGCGGAACTTGTAAACATTATTGGGAAAAACTTACTTATAGAATTAAAGATGTTAAAATAGACCCTAAATCCCCGATAGCTATTGAAGAAGCTAAGAAAGACAGAGCATCAGGTATAGCGGGAATAGCACCACACGATAGATAATAAATATATGAAAGCGATTATAAGACAGTCAGATATTGTAAAATACACGCCAATAGGGGGCAATGTTGACATTGATAAGTTTTTACCCTGCGTTTTAGATGCTCAGATTACAGATTTAGAGCCTTTGTTAGGTGAAAGTCTTTACAATAAAATAGCTACAGACTACGAAAACGACGATTTAACGGGTTTATATTTGACTTTGTACGATGATTATATTAAACCTTTTTTAATTCACGCAAGCGCAAAGAATTATTTTCTTATAGGTGCTTATCAAATCAACAACGGTGGTATAATGAAACATACAACCGAGAATAGTGAAAGCATTTCAAAAAGTGAAATAGATTATTTATACACTAATCAACGTAGTAAATGCGAAGTTTACGCACAACGTATGAAAAAATGGTTAGTTAGAAATAGAATTCCTGAGTACTACGATTTTAACGAAGTGGTAAACAAAAGAGGTGTTAATTACGGAAGTTGGTATTTTGGCGGTGGTGATAGTTGCGGTAAAGAACAAATCGATACGTATGGACAAGACTAAGAAAACAAGTAAGCCAAGACAGACAAACGAAAAAAAATTACAATTATTTTTAGCAAAATTTAAAAAAGATGGCAATAGGAGTAATATACAAAATAGTTAGTCCAAGCAATAAGGTTTATATAGGTCAAACAGTAAACAAAGTAAAAAGATTTAGTAAATATAAAAAAGGTTGTTGCGGGAATCAAACAAGACTTAATAATTCTTTTTTAAAATATGGATTTAAAAACCATAAAATAGAAATTATTGAAGAATGTGATATTAAAATTTTAAATGAACGAGAAAGGTATTGGCAAGATTATTACGATGTTTTAGGTGTTAATGGTTTGAATTGTAAATTAACTAAGTCAAGCGATAAAAGTTCGGTTGTAAGTGATGAAACAAAATTAAAACTTTCAAATCATTTTAAAGAAAATCCAATAAGTTATTGGAAAAACAAAGAACTTTTATTTTGTGGAAAATACAAGATGAGGTTAGCTAAATTAGGTAAAAAACAAAATGAAAAACATATAAAATTAGCCAAAGAAAATAGAAAAATTAATTCTTCAATTTTAATTTTAGATACTGAATTAGGAATATTTTATAACTCAATAACCGACGTTTCTAATACTTATAATATAAATTACAATAACATACGAAGAAAATTAAGTGGACTAAGAAAAAATAATACAAAATTCATTAAAGTATGATACAAACAGTAAATATAGGCGTTTCGGCGAACGACGGAACTGGCGACCCGTTAAGAACGGCATTTAACAAATTAAACACAAACTTTCTCAACATTACTGCTGATGGTGGTGATGAGATTACTGTTACAGACCCTACAACATCAACAGACCAAACTTTAAACAACGCCTTAGCCAATATCTACGCTTCGGGCGGTGGTGGTTCAGTAACCTCAGTCAACGGCGACACGGGTGTTGTTGTAGTTGATTTGCCTTCAGTTTTAGAGCAAGGAAATAGAGGTATAAAAACACTTTCAGATTTAACAGATTATGAGTTTGTTTTAGAGGATAGAGGTAAAAGAATATTTCAAACACAAGCGGTAAACAACACTTTGAACGGTGGTATTTTCTCTTTTGGGGATATATTGGTTATTCATAATGATTGTGGTATTGATATAGCAATAACGCAAGGTACTAATGTTAGTATAGTAGATGCTTCGCCAAGTGATAAAACTTTAGAACAGGGTTTTATAGGCTTGTTGACTTATAGACAAGGTACTACACCCGAAGTTTGGAGCTTTAATAAAATACCTTACGAAATAACTTCTGGCGGAGTAACAGACGGTGACAAAGGCGATATTACAGTAAGTAGTAGCGGTACAGTTTGGACTATTGATAACGGTGTTGTAAGTAATGCAAAAGTAGCGAGCGGAATAGATGCTGTTAAAATTGCAGACGGTAGCGTTAGTAATGCCGAGTTTCAAAGATTATACGGTGTTACAAGTAATATTCAAACGCAAATTAACGGCAAAGAAAATACAATTACTGCAGGAACGACATCGCAATATTACAGAGGCGATAAGACGTTTCAGACTTTAGATAAAACGGCTGTAGGCTTAGCTAACGTTGACAATACAAGTGACGCGAATAAACCCGTATCAACAGCACAGCAAACACAATTTGATTTAAGGGTTAGAACGCTGTTAAACGATAACGTAGATAGTTCACCTGTAACAGGAACGGTCGCGAATACTATTTTAAAACCTTACTTAATACCCGCAAACACTTTAGCGGTAGGCGATACTATTGATGTAAAAGCGGTATGCAGTAAAACGGGTACAAACGCAAACTGTAATTTTAGACTTTACACAAACACGGCAAACAGTTTAACGAGTGCAAGTGCATTAGCTTTAGTATCACCATCGGCAACAAACTTATATTTTTCACTCGATAGAACTTATACTTTAAAATCGGGTAATACATTAGAATCTTTCCCTGTATCCGCAACAGCTCCGACAGATGAGGTAGCGACTACAACAGCGATAAGCAACACGGCTTTCAATCCTGCAGTAGATAATTATTTTATCGTAGCAATACAGCCTAACAGCACCTCCGACAGCTTTAAACAGACTTTGTTTTATATGACTTTAATGAAACAAAAAACATCGATATAATGGAAAATAAATTTAGGGATTTTTTGCACATATTAGCGGGTTGTTTATTAGGCTTACTTATGCATTTTACCTTTGACGGCGTGCCTTTATTTGCCCGATTAGTTTTAGGTGGTATTTTCTCAACTGCTATCGGCTTTGGTTGGGAGTGGTTTTGGGCTATGTACAACGGTTCAAAAGAAGATAAGTTTGATGCTATACGAACTATTGCGGGGTGTTTAGGCACTATTTTAACAATGTATTTATTATCTTAATATGAATTGGTTACTTGATAATTGGGCGTTACTATTAGGCGCAATAACAACACCGATAGCTTGGATTTTTGGTGGTAAACAAGCTAAAAAAGTAGAGATAAAAAAGGCAAACGGCGATGCAGTAGCAACAATGCAAAGCGTTTACGACCAATTTTTAACCGACTATAAAGACCGAATGAACGAGGTAATGGCAGACTTGAACTTTGTCAAAGACCATAACCGAGAATTACAAACACAATTTAATAAAATACAACTTGATTATGCAAAGGAAGTTGAACGCTCTCAGAATTGGGAGAAACTGCACCGAGAATTAACGGCTAAATATGCGGTTTTGGAACGTGATTACGATGAGTTAAAAGGACTTTACGAAAAATTAAAAGCCGATTTTGACAAACATAAAAAAGCGAGTAAATGAGATTAGATAAAAAAGGACTTGATTTAATAGCTGAGTTTGAGGGTTTAAGCCTTAAGCCTTATTTATGTAGCGCAAAAGTGCCGACAATAGGTTACGGTTCGACATTTTACGAAAACGGGACAAAGGTAAAGTTAACCGATGCGCAGATAACCAAACAAAGAGCGGAACAACTATTAAAAAATACAGCCGATAAGTTTGCTGAAAGAGTAGCAGTTTTAATTACTAAACCCGTTACACAAAATCAATTTAATGCTTTAGTTTCTTTTGCTTTTAATGTAGGCGTTTCGGCTTTGAAAATATCTACTTTGTTGAAGTTAGTAAACAACAATCCAAACGATGCGAATATAGCTAAGGAGTTTCTACGCTGGAATAAAGTAGGCGGTAGAGTTGTTCAAGGCTTAACCAATAGGCGAATAAAAGAAAGTGCTTTGTATTTTACGAAGGCTTAGAAAACATTTAACAAATCAATTTATAAAGTATTGATTATTATGTTTTTAAAATACTTTTTAGTATTGTAACATTTAACAAAATAATTTTATACATTTGCAAAGACCGTACCTTATTTACTTACCGTTAGAACAGTTATAAGGTCTTATTAAAAAACCCCACTTGTTACGGTGGGGTTAGTTTTTTATTGAGTGCAATTACTTCCGTATATTAAGTTTATATCCTCGTCAAAAATTCTAAATGAATAATAAGATATTCTTTTTAATTCTAAAAGTTCTTTAACTGTCATTTTGCTTAATAAAGTATCATCACAAGCAAAAGAAAACTCAAAGATTGTATTATCGTGTTTAACTTCATAGCAAAATACATTTGAGTCATAACAAGTAAATTTTGCTTTTTTGTAATAAATTTTAACAGTTCTAACTTCTTTTTCTACCTCTGATAAAAATTTCTTTAATCTAATAGTAAATAAATCTAAATTTTCCATATTTTTATAATTTTACATTTTTGCTAAATTACACCTTTTTTTCTATTCCGCAATACCTTAACACTAATTTATATCAATTATAAATAATGCTTAAAACATACAACTTAAAACATTTTTGTTTAGTTTTGTTGGAAACTTAAAATGTAAATTTATGAAAGACGGAAACAAAAAACATTATATTAAAGATAGTTTAGCATTGATGTTAGGGTTGGAACTAAACAAATCAAAGACGTATAGACTAACTATTGATAAGCAAATTGAACTTCATAAGCTAAAGGCAAACGAGGGTATTTTGCAAGCGTGCGAAAATGTAGGTGTAAGCCCCGACACTACTCCGATGCTATGGCTTAAAACCAAACACGAAAGCGTAAGAGTTACAAACCCGCTATTTAAAGCACCTGAGCAAAAGGCGATTGAGGATATAGATTTTTTATCTATATTCAAAGATAAAGTAGAGCCTCTGAAAATATACTATGCAAACGATTCTTTACCCTATGTTGCTAATGGTTGTTTGTTTGATAGGGCGGTTTATACAGATGTGCATATCGGAATGGATGTAAACAAAGATGGTTATTCTCTTTACGATGGTGCTTGGAATGAAAGCGAAATATTTAAAAGATTAGAAATTTTTGTAAATGAAATTGTAAAAAGTCAAAAATCACAAACATTATTCTTAAATGACTTAGGGGATTTTATGGATGGTTTTGATGGTTTTACCACAAGGGGCGGACACGCTTTGCCTCAAAATATGGACAACCAAAAAGCCTTTGATATTGGTTTGAAGTTTAAAATACAAATGATTGACGAATTAATAAAGTATTATTCTGAAATTATAGTAGTTAATATTTGTAACGACAATCACGCTGGTAGTTTTGGGTATATTGTAAATTCAGCTTTCAAAACTTACATTGAGTTAAAATATCCAAACAATGTTAAAGTAACTAATCAGCGAAAATTTATAGACCATTACATAGTTGAAAATCGTTGTTTTATACTTACACACGGTAAAGACGATAAAAGCCTTAAATTCGGCTTTAAAGCGCAAATAGATGCACAACAAATAGAAAAAATTAAAAACTATATTGATGAGTATAAATTACACGGTTACGATATTGAGTTTGGAAAAGGGGATAGCCATCAATTAATATTTGATTTAACAAGTTCAACGGCTTTTGAATATCAAAATTTTGGGGCATTTAGTCCACCATCTGACTGGGTTAAAACTAACTTTAAAAACACTAAAAGCAGTTTTACTATTTTCAATTATTACGACAAACAAAAAACTATTAACAACTATATTTTTTAAACATTTAACTTAAAATTAATAGATATGAAAACAGACAAAGAAAAAATACAAGAATTAGAAGATTTTTTAAAAATGGCTTTTTGCATAGACGACATATGTATTTTTGATGGATTTACAGAAACAGTATGTGGCGAAAAAATAGGAGGGTTTAAATTAAATGATTCAAGGAGAGGATTGTTTAAAGTTTATATATCTATTTAAATGACCCGAAAAGAAGAATTAGCCTTAATTATAAACTAAAATTAATAGATATGAAAACACCAACGTTAGAAGAAATCAAGGAACATTTTAAAAATGCTAAAGAAATTAAAGGGATTTACACCTTTAAAATAATCCAAATAAACACTGAAAAATATGATGTGTATTTAGACCAATCAGGAGATTTTAGACAATGCAAAAACGAAGATGGTAAAGAATTTTTACTTTGGAGTAGAAATGAAGGATACACTGAAATCATATCATATAAAGACCCAAACGACAAACACGTTCAATCAGTAATTAATAAATTTGCGCACCGTTCCGAAGTAGGATTTGCGAAATACGGCACAACTTTAGAGCGTAAAGATTTAAACCTAACCGAGTGGCTAAACCATTTACAAGAAGAGTTAATGGATGCTACCTTATACATTGAGAAATTAAAAGAAGAGTTTAACCAATTAAAATAAACATTATGAAAATCAGCTTAAACAAATGCAAAAAAGGAGACATATTAATAAGCAAACACAATAAGGCTTTTATTTATAG